TACATGCGCATAAAACCTGGAGCCGTCCTTACGTACCCGCCACGCCTCGCTCTCGTAACGACCCTCACAAAGCGCAGTTCGCAACGCCAGTGTTGGAACACCGGCCTCACGGTCAACATCGGTGTAGAAGCGCGAAAAGTGGCTGCCCAATATTTCCTCGCGGGAATAGCCCTTGATGCGCTCTGCTCCGGCGTTCCAGGTCGATATATAGCCATCCTGATCCAACATGCATATCGCATAGTCGACGACTCCTCGCATGAGAAGTTGAAACTGCTCCTCGCTCTTGCGCAGCGCCTCGTCAGACTTGGTAGTGTCGGATTGGTCGTGCGAAACGATGGCGAAGCCCAGCAATGAACCGTCACTATCTCGCACGGGATCGATAGTCGAAGCTACGCGAATCTTAGAGCCGTCCTTATGCAGGACCCAGCCATCACGAGGCAGTGTGCCGTTAGATTGCGCGGCGGCCAATAGGCCAATATGACCGTCTGGGGCGGGACTTACCCCGGGGTAGACTTGGGAAAAAGGTTTGCCGATTACTTCGCTCTCCTCCCATCCAGTGAGGTCTTGAGCGCCAGCATTCCAGCTGAGCACGGTCCCGTCTGGCGATACCATGTAAATGGCATAGCCCCGAATACCCTGGACCAGTCGCTCGAAGTTCAGTACAGGCCTGTCGGGTGAGTCCGATGAATCTTGCCCGGGCATTGCGCACTCCCTATTAATCAGGACGAATTATCGTACAGCACGGGGCGACGCAAGGTATCTGACGCTCCTCTATCTGGATAATGCTGCCTCCGGGGCCAGAGATCGATCGAGGCGCTGACGTCCCTCCGGCCGCAAGTGCGACCGTGCCAACTCCCCCGCGCCTCTAGCGTCTTTTCCGGTCCATTTCGTAGGAATGATTACTGATCAGGTCAGCGCCGCTGTCCACCGACCAGGTGCCGCTCACCGAAAATCCTGCTCCGTCAGACCGCTAGTGAGGAGCGGCGGCCAAGGTGACAAGGTAGCGGAAGGTAAAGCCGGCGTAGCGCCCTATCTCCAATGCGACCACCCGAACCACCGCACACCCCAGTAGAACAGCGGGATGCGCTAGCGTGCGACGTAGGGGCTGCCAAGGTTCACGCACGCCCATGTTCACCCGAATACGGCGCCGATGCGTCAGACATCTAGCCCTTAGGTCTCCAGCCGCAATTCTTAGCCCCGGCTATGTTATGGGCCAGGATCTGCTTGGCGGTGCCATCGACCAGTACGTCGGCCTTGTCTACGTAGATAGGCTTTGTCCAATCGCACCCGGTGTCAATGATCCGAGTCTTTACCTGCACCTCCGGCTGAATCGGTTGCGCCGGCGCTGGAAGTCCAGTCGTCGCGCAGCTGGCCAGCAGCGGCACCAGTAGGCAGGGAAGCCACATCATTTTCGACATTTGCACGCTCCTTTACGGAATTGACGCCGGCCACGGCTGCGGCTGCGTTCGCTTGCGCCTCGGCATCGCGCACCGTGGCGGTTTGAGTGTTGGCTTCGGCGATGGCCTGGTTCGCTTCGGCGACCCGCTGACCGGCCTGGGCCTTGTCTGTCTTCGCCTGCTGCGTCTTTAGCCAGCCCCAGACGATTCCACCAATGAGGCCCAGCGCCCCGACGATGGCCGGCCATGCCGACCCGAGCATTCCTATCAATGCGGTCATGCGAGTGTTCCTCCAAATTTGAGGTATTGGGAAGCCAAGGTATCGAGAGCGTGCTCGCGCTGGCCGTAGCCGGCGCCCGGCAGGCTTGCCCATTCGAGCCGGCAGGCTTGTATAGCGACAGCGAACCGGCCGGCCTGGACGTCCGCCAGCGCGCCACGGCGACCGATCAGATAGATGGCGACCAGGTCCTGGGACAGCGGTGAGAAGTCCGGCACGCCGCAAGCACGGCTCGCCCAATCCCATGTGTCGGTTTTGATCTTGCTGGGGATCGCCGCCATGATCTGGTAGCGCCCTGCCGCGTCGCTCCAGCCCCAGCGCGTGCGTACCGCGATGCGCGGATGTGCATCGTACCCATTGAACAGTGCGCCGCCGACGTTGACGTCGTACCCGTCATCGCTGCCGGCGACGGTCGTGGTGCCCTCGCTGAATCCGATCACGTCCAGGAAGGCGCAGACGTTGATGCTGCCGGCGTCCTCAGGGCTGATTCGTGGCATCGCCGCCCCCTTTCTTACCGAGTAGGCGACGTACTGCGTCGATCACGGCGGCTTGGCTAACCACACGCGCCACCACAGCGAGAATCACGCCGGCCACCGGCACCCACTGCTGGCCGCTATGCGGGAACCATGCGAGCAGTGTTGGCGCCAGGTTAGGGAATTGATTGCTCAGTTCCGGGATGCCGGCGAGCATGATCGCCCCGACGACACCGATGCGCACCGACCACCAGCGGTGCATGCGGCTCCAGCGGTCTACCCAGAGATTCATTTCGACCATTCCTTCATGTTGGGCCGGTTGTCCGCCCGATTCATCATCAGTTGGGACAGCATGGCTTTGATGTCCTTGACGTCGTTGCCCATGTTCTGGGTGTTGGTCTCCAAGACAGTCACTCGGGTCGCCAGTCCGAAGTACAGACTGATGCAGGCGCTGGTGACGCCTATCAGCGCGGAAAAGATCACGACCAATGAGGCAATGATCGACACGATCATCTTGGCGCTGACGATCCATGTCCCGTGGGATGCTTGCATTGCACTTTCTCCAGACGTTAAAAAATCCGCCGTAGCGGGTTGTCAGGGTGCGGTCGGCGCTGGCCAACTGATCGCCGCAACTGCTTCCGGCGTAGTGGCCGCCTCGATCTGCGCCTTCAATTGCCAGGACGTTGCGTACTGCGTGTTGACGTGCAGGAGAAGCGCTGCACCGAGCGCGATGACGCCTGCGCTATCCATCGGCACGTTCTGGTTATCTGAGGTACGCCAGGTAAAACCGTCTGGCAGCTGAATGCCAGCCTGCACGCCTGTCGCAGTGCCGATGATGTTAGTTCGGCTTACCAAATCCGAGTCATATCGGTGGTCTTCGTATTGAAAGCCGCTATCGATAGCGGAGAGGCACGCTTTGGTAATCTCGGTAGCCTTGGCGTCCTTCAGATCTGAGAGCGACGCGGTCACCTGATCCACCCATTGGGTGAGACCCAAACCATTCTGCGGTACCTCCGACCAGCCGGGGTTGCTACCAGTAGGATCGATATAAGGCATTTTTAGTCCTGTAAGAAATCTTCATAACCGAGCATGTCCACGGTCATCGTGCCGGACGTATCTGACCGCGTTTCAATATCGCTGGACGTACCCGTGAGAATCCTGCCCAATGCCGTGTTCGCGGCGAACACCGACGATGCCAGTGTGATGGAGCTGTCGTTTACTGACGATGAATTGGTGGTTCCAGGCGTCCTGACGTTTAGAGAACAAAAGGAATTCGTTGTGGATAGGCTGAAGTGCATCTCCGCGAGCGATCGCACACCTGGCGGAACATGCCCCAGGTCAAGCGACACCCAACTCAAGCTCGTCGCTGCCGAAAATATCCGGACAGGAGTTAATGCCCTGAAATGCCGGCCCGAATGCACGTAACTGATCACCACGCCGGAAGAATTGATCCGCACACTTCCGACTCGTCGATACGCTGTCCAACCCGCCGGTATGTTTGCCGCCGTGATCGAGGTGTCAAACCCAGCATCCACGACGCCCGTCGAATCGTTCGCGATGACGAAGAAGTGATACCAGGTGCCGTTAGCCTTAGCGCCGGTGAATAGGCCATTGCCATTGTTGCCCGCGGCCCAGGCGCCGCTGCTCTGCAAGGTCTTAGTGAGTGCGGACGCCAGCACAATGTCGACGCTGTCATCCCGGCTTCGCCACTTACCCGCGGCTACCGTTGCGCTGGATGTCCCGTAGGTTATCGTTCCGCCGCTGCGGTGCATCGCCGGAAGGTTGTTCGGCAGATATGAACCACCTCGCCAGACCATGCGCCCTATCCCGGATACCAGAATGTCGCCCTGATCCGTCGTCGGTATAGCGTCTGCTGGGTAGACCGTCGCCCCGCGTTCAAATAGCGATCCGACGACTACCCATGCGGTGCCGGCAGCGTTCCGCCGCTTCAATACACCGTTCGCGGTATCCGCCCACATCATGTACGGGCCGGCAAGCGCGGCGGGATCATCATCGCCGGCGAAGTCAGTTGCGATGGTGACCAGCGCCCCGTTTGCCTGCTGTACAAGTTGAAGTCCGGGCAGCGGCGGAGTCTCGCTGATAGCGATTGCGTCTTGCGTCATGTCAGTACCTTTGCGCGAAGCAATTCATCACCGCCGCCTTAGGCGTGGTGCCGTTGAAAAAATAGATATCGAGGCCAGTAAGCGTCACGTTCGTCAGCGTGAATCGATCGCCATTCACAGCGTCCAGCTGGGTAATCTGAACGTTCGGTTTTGCATGAAAAGGCTTGGGGAAATCGATGTGCAAGCCTTCGACAGGCACCGTGACCTCGTTGAACTGCTGAAGCAAATCTGGAACATCGATGGCCCAGGTAAACGAGGTGACGAACGGCACAATGAGCGGCTTGTCCGTCTCCATTAGGATCCGGACGTCGAAGAATCGTGCATTGATGAGCCCGGGCACGTAATCGGCCCATTCGGACCATTCACCATCGACATTTGCGCTCCGAATCTGCGGCTGTATTCGGTAGTGCTGCTGGTTCGAAGAGTTCAACACGTCGGTCATAGCCAGGACGTCGGCCACACCAAGAATGTTTTCCTCGAAGTTCAGCGCAAAGGCGTCGATCGAAAAATCTACACGTACGGGCGCCGGATAGCCGATGTCAATAATGTTGGATTCCGCAGTGGTATAGATGCCGCGATCGGCCACACCGCCGTACCAAAGCACATCATTCACCAACAGAACATCGGCCGCGTCCAAGATGTCGCCCGTGGCCACCAGGGTCAGTTGGTCATTGAAGAGGAACGCATCATCCGAAAGGGTCCCCGTCCATGCCGGCGCCTCATCTACCGTCACAAGGACATTTCGAACCAGTGTTGCGCCGGAGATCATCAGGCTGTCCGCAGGACCGTAGACCACCGTACCGGCCGGGGTCACAAACCGCGCCGCAACGAAATACAGTCCATCGCCAACCGCCAGAGTCTCCAGTGTGGTGGTAATCGCGATGGTCTTCGAATCCTGCCAACTGGTGCCAAGGCGGACCTCGTAGCCGGGCTGGCGAATATCAGTGACAGCGGACCATTTCAGGACCGTCAGGCCATCACGGAAGACGCTGGTCAGTCCGGTGAGTGTCGGGAGCGGCACTAGCAACCCCTTCACCACCCAGGTTCCCGTCTTGGATATGCCCAATCCTGTTGCCGCGACCGGCGTGACGGTCACCTTGACGGTGTCACCTGTATGGACGTTGATCGTGATGTAACGGTCCTGCGTGGTCTGGGATGGGTAGGCGACGCCGTTGATGCTGTAGTCGATACGAGCGCGGAGCGACGCGGACATGACCCAATCGAGCCGGATTTGAATAACGTCCGACGATACATTGATGATGGTCTCTTCGAATGCAAGCGCCAGAACAACGCCACGCAGCAATGCGCCATCCCGCGGAGGCGTATACGCGAACGGATTGGTTTCCGAATTGTAGTAATCGGGGTTGTCGTCCACCGCTTCGAACTGGATCCCATCGTCGTTCGTGGGCTGCACGCTCACGATCTTCAGGCGCCGGCCCGGTGTCTGAAGCGGGTCGAATTGCCAGGCCCAGTCCAAGGGCACAACGCCCTCATATCCTGGACCTCCCGGAGTCGGAAAGCCGGACAACGCACCAGGGTTGAGAACGGTCAATTCGTCAGCATCGCCGGAGCCGGCGACCGACAACATGACCATCTGGTTCTCAGGGCCGCGCAATTGTAGAAAGCCGGATCCGCCTACAGGGACCGTTCGATCGAGCTGAAGCGTGTTTATCGTGCCATCTTCGAGTCGGGTCACGCCGGTCAAGCGGCCAGCGTATCCCCACACCGTCAGGTCATGAGACACCTGCACCACATCCCCGCGCGTAGCGATATAGCCTTCGATATCCATTTCCCAACTGACGCGCCGGCGGTGGAAATTCTGGCTCGCGGCCACAAGGTTCACCGCGCGCCCGGCGACAGAAGCGTCGACGATCCCTTCCAGGTCGAACGTCTGAGGATTATTCAGAAGCGGAGCGTTCGGCACGCGCACGCGAACCTGGTCAGCTTGCCAACCTCGGCCCTTGTTGACGAAGTTGCCGACGATCTCGTCGCATGTCGCGTCAACATAGCTGACTTCAAACGTGCCAGCCTTGATGTTGTATGGTCCGATCATCGCAACGACCGGAAGATTCGCGGCATCCCAGACGACGCCCAGTTTCCCGGACTGCCAAGTGTAGGAAGCCTGCCCAGCCCGAGCGATTATGGTCAGCACATCGTCTGCGGTCATTTTCTGCGCGAGCACGTAATCAAACTTCCAGGCCTTCGAATCGCAATAGGCGCCCCAGGCTTTGATTCCCTCCACGTCGATCTGCGCCTCCGGGATACAGGCGCCGTAAAGCTTACTGCCGTCCGTGGCGCGCTTTCCCAATGCGAACCATAGGAACCACCAGGCCGGATTTCGAGTCGCGCCATATACCCAGGCCGAACCGTTCCAGACATTGCAGAACGGCGTACACATCGCGGAAAGTTCGTCGATGGGTCCGTTCAGCTGTGATGTGGCCCGTATGCTTACCGCATACCGCGCTTGGTTCGTGTAATCAGTCGGTGTGTTCTGGTAAGCCCGAAGCTGCGTCACAGAGATAACGTTCGAGTCGGTACCGCTGCTAACGTCTTCCGTGACTTTTTGGATTCGGACTTCATACTGACCGGTCGCCACGCCGACGCCGAAGGTATCCCGCAAAACTTCGTTCTTGTCGTTCGCGAGCCGTATCCCCTCGCTCGTCGTATAGCCAATAAGAGGGTCCGGCGCCGTTCCCTGCCACGGTTTTCCAAGTTGGAACGGGTGCGGCAACCATCGCCATTCATAGGTTAAGCACGAAATGTTGTCTCCAGCATCGCCGTCGCCCCAGGTCTGACATACGACCGTCTGTTCCCCATTGATATGATCGGCTGGGTTCAGGGAACCATAAGAAATCTGAACCCATTCCGTTCCTGTGGTAGTAGCGCTTTCACCGCCATTGCTGCCTTGATAGACACCATATGCCCAATAGTGGGTCGCATAGATTGGGTCTGTATAAGACCCGACAGGTATCCAGCTTGAGGCACCCACAGCGCGATATTCGATCTGGAAGACAACCGATCGAGGAAGAAAATTCCCTGTGACTGTGTCAAGGCTGTACAGCTGTGCCGCAACTTCGACTTCAATGTAGTTCGTAATGACTGGAGTGGTCCGATAGTTCCAGCCGTCAGGCTGGTTAAGATCGAAGCCCTGGATCGTGTCCACGTTGTCGTAGGCGAGCGATATGACGCCATCCCAATCCGATCGCTGGTCCTGCACGCCCTGGAAGCTGTAAAGGGGCGTATCGCCAATTCTCACATCGGTTATCGCCATGTCCGGCTGTAGACCGAAATGGAAGATTTGCAGCAAATACTGGTCGTCGCCAACGTATCGGGTAGAGGGATTGCTGCCCAGGTCCGGCACGACCTTTATCGGCCCACCCATAACCAAGAGCATCGGCTCGAACGGGCGCGAGGTATTGCGGGATGCCTGGATCTGGTAGCTGGGACTGTTATCGGTGCTACCCGCCGTTGTCGCCTGGTTCGGTTTGGGCAACGGGATCAGCGCGTTGATTACCAGCGTGCCGGCGATCATGACCGCTGCGGATGCTGCCGCACCGGCCGCGGCCCCAGCAAGAGTTCCAGTTCCGCCATACGCAGCAGCGGCAGCACCGCCCGTATACGCGGCGGCAATAGCCACGACTACGAGCGCCACCGTGCGCAGGACCTTGTTGCCGCCTCCGCCGCCTTCCGCACGCCCCCGAATCAGGATCTGGTCGCCTCTTCGCGGGATCAGCCTTTCCCATAGCGCATCAGGCACTCTATGGCCGTTATGCCACACCGCGACGGGCCCACGAGCCACGACAACGCCGGTTCGATTGATATAGGCGCAAAGCGTTTCCCTTGGCAGGAATTCAGCAAAGCACAGGGCGCGATCGTCCACCACTAAAGGATGCGGGATACTGACCAGCGCCGGCAGTTGACCTACAGCCATTTGTAGAATCCTTCGAGCTCGAAACGATGTGGTTGAGTCATGTTCTGCAAGCGCTCCCGCACAACGAACATGGCTCCCTGGTCAGCGTGAAGGATCCACACTTGCGACTCAATGACGCAGACCACGCCGATGTGGCATGTACGACCCCGGCCGATGAAGAGCGCCGGCTGTGCATCCAATGGATGTGCGATGCGGACTGCCAGCGCGTCGCGGTAGTGCATGATCTGCTTCGCCTGCTCACGCAAAGTTGCCGAATGAGAAGTCGGAATCTCGCAATGGATCTGAAGGACGTCCTTAGCGACCGTCGCCGCCAACGCCGCGCAGTCTCCAGACTCTGCGATGTAAGGCAAACCGACGTATTTATCCGACCAATGCATTTTTTCCGCGCATAAAAAAAGCCACCCGAAGGTGGCTCAATGAAGAGAGAATTTTCAGTAGCTTGATTGCGCGATATTCCATCCGCCCCACCCCCAGGCAAACAGCGTCAAGTGAACGAACGACTCTTTGTCCTGCGAGACATCTACGGCCACTTCCGCGTCCGGCTTATCTCCATTGACCTTTCCGGTGCCAACAAGTCGCCGGCCTATGGGCAGATAGACCGTCAACACTTCGCCATTCCCGATCGTCGCAACCTGCTTCCCATCAACAAAGATGGGTAGCCGATAAGCATGTAGAGCCCAGCTATCTCTTTTGAACGTCACCGCTCCCGAGCCAGCATGGGGCGATACCAGCGATTGATCCGAAATCGAGTCCGCCGCAACTTTCGGCGATGTCTTCACGTCAGGCACGCTGGCGCATGCTGTGACGAATAGCAGTATGGCGAGGAAGACGATTCTTTTCATAGTGCCTCCATGGAAGGATCAATATTTCACCACAAACCAGGCGCACTCTGTGGCGTGAACGTCTTGGTAACTGCTACTTGACCCAGCGTATTTGCAAAACCCAAATTACCTGACACTTTCAGGTTGTCGATCTTCATGCCGCCAAGGTCGAGCGTTATGTCAGTTTCAAAAACATCTGGGTCCGATCGAAGCAACTGAATCAGCCGGCACTTAGCACCTTGTCCGCCGCGGCTGAATTCTAGCCATTCGGTAAGATCCTGCCCGACGTTGTCTACTTCGATGGTTGCCTGCGGCATTTGTCCTTCGACATCATCCGGAAGTGTGATATCAAACCCAGTCGCCATATAGGTGTTCCCGCGGGCGACAAGATTCTGCGTATCGCGTACAACCCGGATGGGTTCGGGTAAATCCACATGGCTAATTTCTAAGCACACCAGCAGATTTTCGTTAGCGCTGGTGGCGAGCAGTTGCCGGCGGCCATTGGCGGAGAAGGTGCGACTCATCCGATGCTCTCAATCTGGGCTTGCTGCAACCAGTTTTCACCCTGAGTGGACCATTGCTGCGATCCAGCAACAAATCGGCCCGATTTGGTCGCTCCATCGACAGGATCTTTAAAGGTAAACCATGTCGATCCGCCAGCGAGATCATCAGCCACGAATGCGTCGAAAGCCGCCTTGTCATCTCGGCTCTTCACGAGGATCGTCACAGACCGCGTGACGATAGGATCCGACCAGCGCCGTCGCTGCTTGGCAAGGCCATCTATGTCGGTACGAATCACGCCGAAGTCACGCTTTTCGGTGAATCCGTCCGTGATGATGCGAGCGTAGGCAGGAAAGTCAGGAATCGCCATAATGCCTACCTCTTACCAGCCAATGTCTTGATCTGCTGCGCCATAGGACCGTTCGTCCTGATGTCGGTAAGGAAGATATCCGTCACGGCCTTCTTTCCGTCGAAACGGGTACTTCCTTGGGACGCCTGGACCGGTTGGCTAGATTGATTGATGACGTTCAGCTCGATCTGCGGCGCGGTGGCCAATCCGCCACCCTGCATGACGGAAATAGGTACCGCAGCGCGTCCGACCGGACCGCCATCGGCATAGCCGCGAAAGCCTTGCCGCATGGACTCCACCGCAGATACGCCGCCGGCCCGCGCGACGTCCTCCTGGCTCCATACGACTTCGCCGCGGTGAACGAACCCGGCCAGGTCATACTTGCCGCCGGGCCCGGTATATCCCCCGCCGTCCAGGAACATCAGCCCGTCGCCGGCGGCGCCAACGTCGGATGCAGTTGCCGACCCAATGCCTGAAGCCGCGCCGCTGCCACCGCCGAAGTAGCTGCCGATCGCCTGCCCTAGCGCGCCCGCCAGCGGTCCCGTAATGCTGGTGCGCACGGATATCCGGATCAGATCGGCAATGATGCTGTTGGCCATATCGGTAATGCTGAGTTTCCCGGTCTGTACGAACTGCACAATCGCATCCTCGGCGCCTTTGAATCCATCTGAAAAGGCCTGCTTGGTGGACGCCGCGACATTTTTCACGCCATCGACATAGTCATCCAACGCCGACCTAGCGCCGTTCTTCCAGTCGCTTTGCAGGTCGTCCAGCTGCTGGTAATAGTTCTTCTGGGCCGCCAGCGCGACGTCCAGTTGGCCGGAGATATCTTGCGATGCCTGCCGGTACTGATCTGAACCAAGCAAGTCCTTTGGCGTCGCCAGCGTCAGCTGATCCTGGTACCGCTGATATTGCCGCACCAGGGTCTGCTGCGATCGGATGCGCTCTTGCTCCTGCGACCCACTGCCAATGCCGGCGAGTTGCCGGGTGTATTGATCGTCCTGGCTGCTTTGAGCCGACTGGATCGAAAGCTGGATCTGCCGGGACCGCTCGTCCAGCTGTATCGATTCCTGCTTCAGCTTGACCTGGTCGCCCAAGGCGGCGTTCGCCTGCAGCTGCGTCCGGATCGCGTCTTCATTGGCCAACAGGCTCTTCTGGTCGGCGGTCAACACCGACTTGTTCTTCAAGTCGGCGATCTGCTGTTCGAACTTGGCCAGGTCCTGCTGCTGGCTGGTCAGTTTGGTGCTGGACTCCAGTTGGTCTTGCATCGCCGCGGCCTGGTCGCGCAGACTGGCCAGCATCTTGGTCGCGGCGTCATCCGTGATTGCCTTGCCGGCCGGGTCCTTGTACTTCGCGTTGACCTGGTCGATCAGCTTCTGCGTCTGCTCTGCCGTCAGTCCGAGGATGGCGGCATTCTTCTGGACCTGCGCGATATCGTCGTCGCGGATCTGCTTCTGGCTGCGCGAGTTCTTGCGCAAGTCATCGATCCAGCTCTGGGCGGCAATCTTGGAGTCATTGGCCGACTGGACCTCCGCCGCGGCGCGCGCGTCAGCGGACTTCTTTTCGTCGTCTGCGATCTGCTGCAGGATCGGCGCCAGTTGGGTTTGCAAGCGCTTCAGCTGCTGCGCACGCGCGTTGCCGCCGCCCCCGAAGGCCGCGCCGCCGGCATTGTCCGCGAACGCGTTCCCGCCCTGGAGCTGGGCAATTTGGTCTTGCAGCGCCTGAGCCTGTTCCTTGAGCTCCGCCACCGGCGTAGGCCGGCCGACGTTGAGCATCGCGTCCCAGGCGCCTTTCGCAGCGCCCGCCAGGCTGTTCCAGGCACTTTCCAGCGTGCCCATGTTGGCCTTGACCTCTTGGGTTCGCTGGATGATCGCGTTGGCATACGTGCGCTGTGCCAGCGCGGCTGCATCGTCCTTGTCGCCCTGGCGTTCCAGGGCGGCGATCTGCTCATAGACCGACGCCGTCAGGTAGTGGTACTGGTCGTTCAGGGCCGCGGACGCCTTCGTCGGCTCGTCCGCCAGCTTTTCGAACACGGCCAGGGTCTTGTCCGCTGCGGTGCCGGTGATGTCCTCCAGGTCCAGCGCGGCCTGAGTCACCTCCTTGTAGGCGTCGGTGGCTATTTTTCCACTGGACACCACCTGCGTAAGCACGCGCGCGGCGCTACCCTGAGACACACCAGTTTCACTGATGCTGCGCGCCAGGTCGGATAACTCGCCGGCCGTCTGCCCGCTTACGCCCCCGGTAAGGATTAGTGCCTGATTGAACTTCTGCGATTCGCCGGCGCCCTGGCTATATGCCAGCGCCAGCGCCGCAGCACCGCCAGCGGCAAGTGTGAACGGACTGACCAAACCCAGGACGGACGTTCCAAGGGCTTTGGCGGCCGGCACGATGCCGCCGAACATGTCCTTCAACTGGCCGCCTTGCTGAAACAGGACCGTTATCGGTTTCTGGCCGTCCGCCAGCCCCGTGACGATATCTGTGATCTGCGCGGGAACCCCTCGCATCGCCGCGGCGGTGGCCTTGGCGCTCATGCCCAGCTTTTCGGTGCCCTGCTCGGCCTGGGCAAGCTTTGTCTTCAGGTCATCCAGGATGGATGTCGGCAGGCCCTTCAGCGCGGCGTTGTACGCGATTTGTTGCGACTTCGTTAGGTCAAGCTGATCGGCCTGCTTTACGAGGCCGTCGACCTGCCGCTTCTGCGCGGCGGACAGCTTGTTGTACGCATCCTGCGCCGCCTGGGACATGCCGCTGACGCTGCGATTGGCCTTGCTGATAGCGGCGTCGAACTGTGAAGTGTCGACGACGATATCAAGCCGCGCGGTACCTACGCTTGCATCTGACATGTCTCAGCTCTTGTGGATTTCGGCCAGCGCCGACTGTTCGATCATACGTATCAGGGCCATCATTTCGTCCGCGTCTTCTTCCGACAGCTTGAGCCGGTCGATTTCTCGGAAATAGATGGAATAGTCGAACCCGATGACCCCACCGGGCGCGACGCGCCACTGTGTATGGTTCTGCATGTAGAGGATGAACGCCTCTTCATGCTCCGGCCAGAGCTCAGCGACGGGTTCTTCATAGTCGTCAGGCCTGGTGCCAATCTCTGCGGCTTCTGCGGCGGATGGTCGGCGCCAGTGGAACGCCGCCACCGCCTCATTTAGTTTTTTCGGCGCGCTACCTGCATGCCTGCCGAATACCCTTCGATGATTGCCCGTGTCGCCCCGGGCTGCTGGTCCTCCAGCAGCTCCAGGCCAGCCTTGTCCAGGTCGACATCGGCATCCCACTTTTCGACCAATTCCAGGGCCAGTTCCGAGTCAGTGAGACCGCCCTGCAGGAGCTTTTCCAGCAGTTCACCATACACAGTGCGCGACTTGTGCCGATAGGTCAGGTTCAGCTTCTGCTCGCGACCTTGCCCGATGATCGTCAAGGTGGCCTCGAATGTCGGATTGGCTTTGACTTTGAAGGTCATCAGGCGGCCTCGAATCGGGTCAGGTCCGAGATCATGGAGAACGTCGCCGTGTTGGTCATGTTCTCGTTCAGGGTAGAAGACGGGTCCGCGTCGAACGACGGGTACACGTAGTAGTAAAGTTCGGCGCCGTTCGGCAGGACCGCGCGCATGACGACGGGCGTTTTGACGGCATCCGCCTGCGACAGCGCTTCATACCAGGCCAGCGCCGGGTCGTAGTCCAACGTCAGATTGATGGACTTGGCGTTCTTGAATGTCGGGCGCTGCCGCTGACGCCCCGAGCGGTCTTCCAGATACTGCCAGGTGAAGAACTGTTGATCGCCACCGGTCTTGCTCATTTCGCGCACCTGGGACAGCTGGACCCAGGTGGTGACAGGCACCACAGACCCGACGCCGACGCCGGCGGGAAACCGCGCGATGTTCGTCGTGTCGATGCCTTCCAGCTTGAACGTGCCATCCGAATCCGGATCCAGGCTGCGCACGATGCGTTCGTTGACGTCGGTCCATGCGCTGTTCAGAACCAGGATCGCGCCCGCCTCGGGCGGTTCGGCCGCGCTGGCGACAGGCGGTGCGGCGTTGGTGACAGCGGTGACGGTAATAGCCGCAGAAAACGCGGTCGACACCGATAGGAGGGT